TCACTCCAGCTCTCCCAGCGCTTCCTCGTGGCTCTTCTTCACCTCCGTCAGCTCCACCTTGTCCGTGAAGAGCTTCAGGTACTTGCCCAGCAGCTCCAGCGCCTTGTCCTTCGACCAGAGCTTCACTTTCGTCACCGTGCCGACCTGGACGCGCTCCTCGCCCTTCCCCGCGTACAGCGCCTCCACCTCGATGCTGGAGATGGCCCGGCGGAAGTCCTCGGGCATGTCCTTGAGCGACAGCACCGCGCCGCCCTCGCCCACCCCCTGGCCGATGTCGGAGAACGCCAGGCGCCGCAGCTCGCGCAGCACCTCGGCAACCTCGACCCGGACCTCATCCTGGACCGCCTCCTCAAGCGCGGCCTGGCCGGCCTCCACGGCCGCCAAGACCTTGGCATTCCTCAACAGGCGGGAGCCCTGAGACTCCGCCGACGCCTCGGAGTACCCGGCGCGGATGGCGGCCTGAGTCTGGTTGGAATCCCGTAGGTACTCCCGAACGAAGGCCCGCTGCTTGGGCGTCAGCTCGCGCGACGCGTCATCCGGGGTGTGCGTTTCCTCGGGCGGGCTCGACGGACTGGTGCGCTTGCGTGCCACGACGCCGAGCATCGGCGGCGTCGTGGACATCGTCCGACCACCCCTAGTGCGACGGATCTACTCCAACTCGTTACCGCAATCCGGACACACCAAGCAGCCTGGGTAGGGAGGCTCAGTCATTTCCGCGTGAACGCGACGAATCTCCGCCCGCAGTTCTCGCTCGCGCGAACTCCCCCAGTTCACCGCCTGCAACTTCACGCGCTTCCTTTTCCTAGAACGAGCCCTCGTGACTTCGATTCTCATCAGCTCATCCTGGAGAAGACCGCAGCGTCGGCGCGGCGGCGGCACGAAGTAGGTGGAATCGTAGGGACACTTCCACATGCCCTCGCTTATTGGCGCATGATCCCGACGCCTCTCGCGACACTCACAACACCGCGACCAGTCTGCTACATCGTCCATCCATCAATTCCATTACCAAATGCCCGTCCAGATTGACGGTGCCTCTCAGATTTACAGACCAGCAGGCCGTATTGCCAGGGACGGTGGACAGTGCTCACGCTCACCTCCCGCCGCGCTGCTGCCATAGAGCGGATTGGAGTTCCTCAGCACGCGCACCCTGGCCCCTGACGGCACGTGTTCCCGTTCGGAATGCAGGAGTCGCCGCAGGGCTTGCTGGTGCTCCCGCAGCGCCTGCAACACGTGCCGCCGCCGCCCCCTCCTCCCCCGCTTGAGGAGGATTCACAGGTGTAGGAGTCGAAATCGCACTTGGAACCCCGGGGGCAGTTCTCGAAGAGTTCCCAGGATCCGCCGGCCGACGAGGGCGCGCACCGCAGAACGTCCCCGTCACCGCACGTCCGAGAGCCCACGCCCTCTGACTTGCAGGTGTCTCCGACCTTCGTCTCCAGATCGCAGCTCTGCAACGACAGCGCGGCCACCAGCAACACCATCACCCTCGTCATGGTCCCCCCGTCAGGCGTCTGAATGGGAGTGCATGCTTCCATCGTCGAGCACGCCTCGCAATCCCTAGCTGTCCGCTCCCGGCCACAGCACGAGTTGCCCCGCCGCGCGCTCCTTCCGTGCCCGCGGAGCTGGGTTTGGCTCCGGGCGGAGCAGCAGCCCACGGGAGTAGGAAACGGCGGCCTTCCGGAGCCGGTCCTTCACCTTGGCAAACGCCTCCTCATTGTCCCCTGCGTCCGCGTAGACCAGGGCGGCAGCGGTGAGCCTGTCCCAAGGGCTGGAGTACGTCTCCGCCATGGGCGTGGACAGGGGCAGCCGGGCTCCCCCACTACCTCGATTCGGCGCGGTCGCGTCGTCGTGGGTTTTGACGCAATCCGGCATAGCGCCTGATGTGCCTGACTCATGGAAGATACAAGGCACTCCCGAGAGAAGGTCTCCTGCTTGGCCGTCAGCGCGCGCGACAGGCTCGCGGGGCCGCCCATCTGTCGTTGGTGCCGGACTTGCTGGGGCACGTGCCGGTCACGACGCTGAGTATCAATGCCAATGTGGACCGCGATTGCCAATACCACGCCCAGTAGGAAAGAATAGACTCAGCACCCGAATGGGGCGGCTGAACCATGCAAGCACCAACCTACCCCATATGCCGTCCCCACATCTCCACACAAATGAACCCAGACCCAATCTATCAGAACGACATCAGCTCAATCAAAACCCAGCTCTTATCCGAATTCGCAACCCTCGACGATGTCCCTCCCGACACGCTCTATCACTACACCGACCCAGGAGGTTTGCTTGGCATCCTAAACTCCAAGGCACTGTGGTTTAGTCGATCCGGCTTCCTTAACGACACAACAGAAGCAACCCACGGGCTTTTACTCATCAAGGCAATACTCAAAGAGAAACTCGAACTCAAAAACACCATATTCTCAGAGTCATTACTTCAGACCACCGAAAGCCGAATCGGCACATTCCTAACCAGCAACTATGCGCCATTCATCACATGCTTCTGCGAGCGCGGCGACCTCCTTAGCCAATGGCGCGGTTATGGGTCGCTAGGTGGTGGCTTCGCTATCGGCTTCCGCCCGAACGAACTTGAGGCTCGCGTCACGACCAAAGGCAGGCCGGCAGTTCTGGCAAAGGTCATTTACGACATCGAGCATCAAAAATCGTACATCAGTCGAGCCATAGACGCATTCTGCGCCCTGGCGGACAAATGGGAAGCAGCAGGCTGGGAGGAAGAGAAAGACAAACTCATTGAAGCTGCCGACATGGGGCTTCGCACAGCACTGGTCGACGCATTCTTTCGATTCAAGCACCCAGGCTTTGCCGAAGAGAATGAATGGAGGTTGATTGTATTCGAGAGAATGGACCACCCAGCCCTTGGCTTCCGGTCCGCTGGCCCTCGAATCATCCCATACTTCTGTATCAACATGTGTAGGGCAACTACACCTTCCGAGAGTCTTCCCATTACAAGAATCGTCTGTGGGCCAACCGTGAATCAGGAACTCACCAAACAGGCGTTGGCTCTCCGGCTTGCACAGGATCCTGGACTTAGAGACGTCAAGGTCGAAGCGTCACTCGTGCCATTTCGGCCGTAGGACGACCTTGCACACCTATCAGTCGTCCTGCCACAGCTCAAGTTGAGCGTTGGACCTAGCCTTCCGCGTCCGCCTGGGAGGTTCCGGCTGGAGAAGGAGCCCACGGGCGTAGGACTGAGCTGCTTTCCGCAACCGGTCCTTCGCCTTAGCGAACTCCTCCTCGTCGTCACCGGCGTCCGCGTACGCCAGCGCAGCGGCGGTGAGCCTGTCCCAGGGGCTGGAGTACGTCTCCGCCAGCGGGGTCGACAGGGGCTGGCCTCGCGTCGCGCGCTTCGCGTGGGCGTGGCACAGCTTCCGGCGCGGCGCAGCGTCGCGGGTGCAACCGTCCACCGTGCAGGGCTCGGAAGGACACGGCGTCATGCCCCATGCCCCTCCTGGGCAGTCGACACCTGGCGCGGCACGCCCAGGCGCTGGCACAGCTCCCGGACTCCCGCGCGGAGGGCGTCGAGCTGAACCGCGAGGCGCAGGCGCCCCACCTCGAAGTCCACACGCGCCTCGGCGGCCAGCTCCGCCTCGCCCTCTCCGCCCGCGGCAGCACGGCGCGCGTCCTTCTCCAGGTGCCAATCGTGGATGTAGGCGTTGAGACAGGCGGGCGTCCTGCACACGAAGCGCTGCAGCCCGACGAGCTTGCCCTCGCAGTACACGCACAGCCCGGCCGGGACTTCCGCGCGCAGCACCCGGACGAACTGCGGCTTCTCCTTCACAGGTTTCCCCGGGTGGCGCTCGCGCTCGCGACGACGCCGGGTTGCGCGCCTTCGGCACCTCGGCCCGCAGTAGTCCTGCGGGTTGTCGGCGGCCAGGGCAGTAGCGCAGTTCTCGTCGGCGCATACTCGCGGGCGCGGCACCTCCGCACACGGCGTCACGGCGTGCCTCCCCTCCGGTACGCGGGCGTCACGAGGTCCGCCCAAGAGCGGGGCTTCTTCCCCTCTGCCTTCGTCGCCTTCACGGTGGCCGTCCTCTCCTTCCTGGGCGCGCGCGCGGGCCGCGCCCGAGGCGCCAGTGGCACAGGAGGAGGCGGGGGCGCCACAGCCTCCTGTGCACGCACCGCGGCGATGAGTTCGTCCTCGCCCCAGGACAGCTCCACCAGCACGGACGGCTCTCCCTGCGCTTGTGCGTACAACCACCGCACCAGGGGTGAGGCATCGTCCAGCCGGAGCTGCCGGGCCACCTCGTCGCGCACGCTCTTCAGCGCGGCGGGGAGGTTGTCTCCACCGTCCAGGAGCTGCGACGCGACACGCGTGAGGCGCACCACCAGCAGCACGGGCCCTGTCCACCCGGGCCACAGCAGCTCGAGCGCCTGGCGCTGCCCCTTCGCCCGCCGCGCGCGGGCCATGTGGTGCTCCCGGGTGTTGGTGGGGTTCTTCGTGCCCACCGGCAGCGTGAAGACAAGGCGCGAGCAGCTCACGAGGCCCCACCCTTCGACGCCCACTGGCGCTCCACCGCGGCGAACGTCTCGTCCACGCGCGCGTAGACGTCGTCCCACACGTCCTGGGTGATGACGGTGCCCTCCGGGAGGACGCCGGACGACGCCTCGAGCCCGGCCACGGCCTCCGACATGGCCTGGGTGTGAGGGTTGCCCAAGCGCTGCTGCTCGGTGACGTAGGCACGGGCGACGTGGGCGACGACGGCGCCGTTGCCCGCGTTGTACGGCCCGGCGGCGACGCTCGGCTGGTGGAACGGCTTCCTGGTGCGGTGGCATCGGCTCATGACGAGAGGACCTCCAGCACGACGCGCACAGCCCACTTCCCGGACGCCCCGCGGTGCCGCTCCAGCAGCTCCGCCAGCACCTGGGCCTTCCACTCCTCCGCCGGCAGCCACCCGCCCGCGCTCCCTGCGTTGCAGTCGTAGACGGACAACACCCCGCCGTCCCGGTGCAGGCCCACCCAGTGCGTGTGCCGGTACTGGGCGCGCTCCGGCGCGCTGTCCCACGTGCCCCGGAGCTGGAGGAAGGCCACCCCGTGGACGTCTCCGCGCGGCATGCCCTGCTGGACGCGGTGGTGCAGCCCCTGGGCAGCGAGCGCGGCCGCCATGCTGGTGGGCGTCGTCCAGGGCTTCGCGGGGAAGCTGGGGAAGGCCGCGCGCACCTGGCGCAGGGGCACGCCCAGCACCGCGGCGAGGGCGGACGGCCCGCAGTTAGCCTTCCACGCGCCGTTGGCCTCGATGAGGTCCGGCGGTGCGTAGAGCTCACGGCACGGCGTCATGCGGCGCCTCCTGATGGGCCAGCTCGTTGGTGGGGATGCCCTGCGCGCGCAGCTTCGCGAGCGCGTCCTCCGGCTGGAGGAAGGTGTGGATGGCCCGGGTGGTGACGTCGTAGACGGCGACGGTGTCCTGGGCGCCCAGGCGGACGAGGTGCCAACTCCTGGACTCGGACTGGCTCCACAGGCGCCGCGCGCGCCCGCCCTCGATGTCGTCCACCAGCCGGGCCAGAGCCCGCGAGGTGAGGGCCACCCGGAAGCGGATGGAGGCGTGCCGCTTCGCGCAGCGGGCCGCGCCCCGGGCATGCGCGTCTGTCGTCATGGGAAGCACTCCTCGGAGAGCAGCTTGCCGTCGGGAGAGAGGAGCAACGTGCGCCCTGGCCAGCCCTCGGCACGGCACAGGCTAACCATGTGCCGCGTACCCCTTCCGAGGCCCGGGTCCGTGTGCGCGGCAACCCAACCCACGGTGAAGCCGCGCCGCGCGTAGGCGCGGAGGGCCTCCCGCATCAGCTCGTTCCGCGCGGGGCCCGCGCGCTTCTCCAGTCCCTTCCAGTCCGCGCGAAAGCGGTCCACCGTCTCGCGGCGGAAGCGGGGCCACTCGACGGCCGCCGCCACCTCCCACAACCAGTCCGCGCCGAAGGCGTCTGGCGCGTCGTCGCGGCGCGGCTCCCCTGCCCCGTGCACGAGTTGCACCTCCGGTGCGCGGGCGAAGCGCCGGACGTAGCCGCGCAGCGATGGCAGGTGCGCCAGCGTCAGGCCCGAGGAGCCGCAGGCGAGGAGTGCGCGACGGCACGTCATGCCCAGCCTCCCACCGGCCAACAGGCGCGCCACCAGCCGAGCATGTCCCCGTATCGGCGCATCATGGACACGAGCCACCGCGCCTTCGCGAACTCGCGCTCCCCGTGGCGCCAGGCGCGGAGTCGGCGCGCCTGCCGGGTGTTGTAGGCCCAGATGACGTCCACCAGCGCGAAGAGGAGTCGACTCACGGTGTCCCTCCACGACGCAAGTCCCGCGTGCCGCAGTCGTGCAGCAGGAAGGTGCCCTGGCGGCACATGCGCGAGACGACGCGGGCCCCCACGTGCGCGGAGAAGTCGCTGCCGCCGCGCTCGGCGTCCCGTCGGACGGAGAGGTTGGTGGTGTATGCCGTCACCAGCCCCGGCCTGTCCCGCCGGTCCACGAGTTCTTCCAGCAGCTCGCGGTGGCGCGGCCCCACCACCTCCCCCGGCAGCCCGCCCAAGTCATCCAGCACCAGCACGCGCGCGCGGTGGGCACGCTGGAGGAGGAGCCTGTCCTCCGTCTCGTAGTCGCTGACGCGCTTGAGCTGCGCCCAGCGGAGGAAGAGCCCCGCGGACGCGTCCCACTCGTGCAGGCACTGGCCCGTGCGCGTCTCCGTGCGGACAGCCGCGTGGAAGAGGTGACACGCACCCGTCGTCTTCCCCACCCCAGTGCCCCCGGACAGCAGCAGGGTGCGCAGCCCCTCCCGGAGCAGCTGGCGCGCGGCGCGGACAGCGGGTGTCTCCAGTACCTTGCCCCCAGCGAGGGCCGCCACCGCCTCCGACGGCGCGCCGCACAGCTTCAGGTGCAGGGGCCAGGCGTCCACCTGGGCGGCCTGGTGCCGAGCCCTCTCCACCGCCTCGAGCTGCTGGAGCTCCAGCTCCCGTTGCTTCCAGCCCGCCTCGAGCTGGCCCAACCCCGGGGCGGAGTGTTGCCGGGCCTGCACCATGCCCCTGCGCAGCAGGTCCGCCAGCCGCTGGGGGCCCTGGCGCTGCGCCGCGGGCGTCTCGTTGTCGCTATTCATAGGCTGTCCACCCTCCCTTCCTCGTAGTCGTTGTTGTTGAGCGGGCGCCCCGGAGCGCGCGCCGGCGCTGCCCTCTCCTCGGGGGCGGCGTTGTCGTTCCACTTCCGCGCCAAGTCGCCGAGGTGGTCGCAGCGCTGCTTGAAGCGCGCGCGCAGCCCGTTGCTCAACCGGCGCAGAATCTCCGGGACGCCCCCTGCACCAGTGAGGGAGAGCAGCGTCCGGGACGCGTCGTCGTCCGCGCGGCCGCGCCAGTGGTAGTCGCAGCCCTTCGCCTCGCGGAAGACGCGCGCCACCCCGTCCGGCAGGGACTCCGCGGGCGGCTCCTGCTGGGGCGGCAGCTCGAATGGGAGGGTGTCTCCGGGCGCGGACACCAAGGCCGGCGGCGCGGACGGCACCTCCTCCACGTCCTCGCCCGGGATGACGAAGCGCAGCCCGGCCAGGCCCTGGCCCACCAGGAGTTCCTGCAGCACCGCCCGGTAGTACTCCTCCGCCCAGTCGCGGGCGAACCTGTCCTTCACCTCCACGACGAGGTGCCCGTCCTCCACCGCCACCGGGCGCGCGGACTGGAGCTGCTTCAGCGTCTCCACCATTCTCCGGGCCTTCAGCGCGCCCAGGACGCGTCCCCACGCGCGCGCAGCCTCGGTGCCTTCGGGCACATCCTCGAGGAACACGGCGGCCCCGGGCTCCTCGGGCGCGGGCGCCGTCGGCAGCGGGTCCAGACTCCAGGCGCCGCTGAGGAGTTGCTCGGCCACCTCCGCACCGGCGCGCGTCCGCCCCAGCACCCAGACCACGTTGGCGCGCATGCGGCTGTCCAGTTCGCCTCGGCACACCGGGGAGCGCGGGACGCGGGCGAACACCTCCTGCCACACCGCGAGGGGATGGCGCGCGAGAGCAGACAGCGCGTCCTCCAGCATCTGCACGGAGGTGCGCTCACCCCAGCCGTAGAAGCCGTGCGGCGCCACCAGCGTATTCCAGGCCTCGCGCAGCGCCCGGACGTCCGCCGGGAGGCTCTCCGGCTTGCGGTGCTCGCGCAGCTCCAGCCCCATGTCACGCTGCGCCTGCGTGACACCGCGCCGCGCGCCCCTCCTCTTCCCGGCAGAGGGAGGGGGAGGAGGGGGTGAATTGTCGGCTGTCACGCTGTCACGCGGACTGTCACGCTGGGCGTCACGCTGCCGCTGGAGCCGCTTCCTGAGCGTCGCAGGCTTTGGAAATTCTTCGGCTTTTCCCTCCCCCCCTCCCCCCTCCACCTGCTGCGTCACGCTGGATGTCACGCTGCCGGAGGAGGTGTCACGCTGACTGTCACGCTGCACCAGCGTGACGGGGCCTGCGGGCTGCGTGACAGGCGCGACGACGGGCGCGGAGAGGGGCTCGGCAGCCGAGGGCTGTGCAGGGCGCGCACCAGCCCACGGGGCCAGCAGCGCGATGGCCTGGCGCCAGCCGTGGTCGACGCCGGCCGCGTAGCTCTCCGCGCGCAGCCGGGCCTCGCGCTCCGCCAGCAACTGCGCGCGCAGCTCTGCCACCTGCTGCTGGGCGCAGGGGCACGCCTCGGCGAAGAAGTCGGGCGACACGCCCGGGTCCTCGCCGCGCGCGCGGGTACCACTCCCTGGTGGGGGAATCACCTGCGGGGCCTGCGCCTCGGTGACGAGCTGGCCGCTCAACAGGCGCACCATGCCCGGCGACACCTCGGACTCCGGCGGTGTTGGGTGGTTGCAAGCAGGCACGGCTACGGCACCTCAAGGTGGGCGGGCACGGAAGGAAGAAGGGGCGACGGCGCGCAGCAGCACGCGGGCAAGACGGGCTGGTTGCGGCACCCGGCGCGGTACAGGGCTCCGTGCTCGCAGGTGGGCCACTTGCCCGGGTGGGCGGCGCGGACGCGCTCGGTGGCAGGCAGCGCCGCGTGGGGCGCGTAGACGCCTGCCTCGGTGTACTCGTCCACCAGCGTCTGGCAGCCGCACACCGGGCAGCGGGAGGCTCGACAGCGGCTCATGCGGCACCGCCAGTCATCAGCGCAAGGAGTGGCGGCTCGGCATCGTCCGCCTCCTCAACCGAGGGGAGCGTCTCCGGGTACTCGCCGAGGAACCGCACCCACCGCGTCTTCGTGCCGAGCGACGGCGTGCCCCTCGGGCGCGCCCGGCAGTTCCACTCGCGCTCGTCGACCGCCTCGCACTCGCCCCACCAGCCCGCGCCGCGGAGGCTCGCGCCAGACTCAACGTCGAGGGTGTAGGTGACGACGGCGAAGTAGCCCTTGGCCTCGGCCGCTCGAGCGGCGGCGGCGTAGAGCATGCTGCAGGCGTTGCGAGTGCCGTCCGTGGCGAGGCGGTTGACCTCGACGATACGGCGCGCGTCCAGGCCGCGTGCCACTGGGCGCCCCACCATGGCCACGCCGCACAGGACGCCGCGCTCGTCGTCCCAGAGCCCGTGGCTCCAGCGATGTCCGACGGCGGGGTCGTGATGCCGGTGGTGCTCGTCGACGAACGACTTGGCCTGGTCGAGCGTGACCGGGACGAGCCGGAGCGGCGCGTAGCAGTGGCTCATCGTCCACTCCACGTCGAGCGCCACCAGCCGAGCATGTCCCGGTACCGGCGCATCATGGACACGAGCCACCGCGCCTTCTGGTAGTCGAGCTCGCAGTGGCGCCACGCGCGGAGTCGGCGCGCCTCACGAGTGTTGAAGGCCCAGATGAGGTCGAGCAGGGCGAAGAGGAGCGGGCTCACGGGCGCGCCTCCGCGGAGCACACGTGCGGAGAGCAGTTGCAGCGCCAGCCCTGGCACGGCCGGCACGGCGCCATGGCCTTGCGGCAGCCCGGGCACTTGACGAGGACGCGCTCGCGCAGCCGCCGGTGGATGGGCTCCGAGCACCGCGCCGCGAGCGCGGCCTCCGCCTCTCGCCTCTCCCGCGTGGTGCGCTGCGCCTGCTCGTAGCCGGCGCGCACCGCGGTGAGGCCGTCCTCGGGGAAGGCCCACACCTCGCCCTCCGCGCGCAACTCGCACGGCACCCACTCGGGCAGGGCCACGTGGTGCTCGAGCCACAGCCCGTACGGGCCCCGGTACCAGGGGCTCGTGGCGAAGTGCTGGAGCCGCGGGTGCCGGGGGGCCTCCGGGTAGCGCGTCACCGCGACGACGCGGGCCACCACCGTGACGTGCCGCTGGGGCAGCAACTCCAGCTCGGGCACGCCCTGGCCCGGGCCGGTGCTGGAGGCGAACCACGTCACCAGCCTCTCGTCGCGCCCCTCCCCGCCGCACACCGCGACGTAGGCCCCGGGCACGAGTTCCGGCGGGGCGCGGTGGAGGTTGAGGACGTCGGCGCGCAGCTCGGCCGCGCGCGCCAGGGCGGGCGCCACCGTGAGGGCGTGCAGTGGGGCGCGGGAGGGAGGGCACGGCGTCATGCCGCCCTCCGATTCTTCAGGAAGGACTCGGCCAGGCGCCGCACGCGGTGCACATCCGTCTCCAGCTTCTCCATGAGGCTGGCCTGCGGGTCGCGGATGGCCTCCATCTGGTCCCGCTTGATGCCCAGCACGTCGGCCACCACCGGGTCCGAGCCGCTGTCGGAGACGAGAAAGTAGGCCATGACAGGGTCCACCTGCCCGTCGCGGTGGACGCGCCCACACGCCTGCTCATGGACGCCCGGGCTCCAGTCCAGCTCGCCGAACACCACGGTGCGGCAGGACTGCTGCAGCCCGTCCAGGCCCGCGCCCGCGCGCAGGGACATGATGAGGATGGGCGTCGCCCCGGACTTGAAGCGCTGGGCCTCTGCCTCCTTCTGGGCCGGGGACTCCTGGCCCGTGAAGATGGCCGGGGAGAACTCCCGGAGCCGCTCCTGCCACAGCCGGTACACCTCGTGGTGCCAGCCGTAGAGCAGCACGCGCTCGCCGTTCTCCACCAGCATGCGTACGAAGTCCGCGACGAAGGGGGCCTTCGCGATGCCCGTGGCCTGCCGCAGCCGCCAGGAGAGCTCTCCGGAGGCGTGCAGCCTGTCCTCGGGCTTCACCCCGCCCTGCGCGAGGATGATGCGCGCCAGCTCCGCCGCCTTGTCCTCGACGGCGTCCAGCACCTTGGTGTCCGAGTCCACGGTGTGGAGGACGCGCGTAAGGGCGGGCAGCTCCCGGCCCACGTCCGCGCGCGTCCTGCGCAGCATGAGCCCCGCGTCCCGGAGGTACGTGCCGAAGGCCCGCGGGTCCTTGAAGGACAGCTTGTCCTCCACGCCCGTGCACCACTCGCGGCTGAACTCCTCGCGCGTGCCCAGCACGCCGGGCTTGAGCGCGTCGAGGACGTGAAACATCTCCCCGCCGTAGTTGTAGATGGGGGTGGCCGACAGGCCGATGACGAAGCTCGCGCGCTCGGCGAGGTAATGCGCGGCGCGGTACTTCTCCGAGTCAGGCCCCCGGCGCAGCTCCTGGCACTCGTCGAAGACGATGGTGCGCACGCCCGCATTGACGAGCGTCTCCGCCCAGCCGGACAGCTTGTGGTAGTTGAGGACGAGGACGTCCGGCCACGGCAGCTTTCGCCCGCCCCTCCCCTGCGTAACTTCCTCCGGCGTCGCCTTCTTCGCGACGTGGACGCGCAGCCGGGGCAGGAAGCGCGCCAGCTCCCGCTGCCACTGGCGTGGCAGGTGCGTCAGCGTCACCACCACCGCGGGCAAGGTGCGCGTGTCCGTGAAGGCCGTCAGGGCGCTGGCCGTCTTCCCCAGTCCCACGTCGTCCGCCAGCAGCAGGTGCTGCATGCGCAGGAACATGTCCGCCGCGCGCCGCTGGTACTCGCGCGGAGGGACGTTCATCTGGAAGTCCGGCACCTGGTACTCCGCGGAGAGCAGCTCGGCGACGGCCGCCTCTCGCCGGGTGTGCTCCCGCGCCCCGCGACTGAGGAAGTCCTGCGCGTCCTTGCCCACCACCTCCAGCGGGTAGCGCTGGAGGAACCACTCCAGCTCCCGCGCCGTCTCCTCCGTCGCCGCGAGCAGCACCTCGCCCACGTCGCCCTTGTTGGCCCTGTCGAAGACGCGCTTGAGCCGCAGCGACACGTGCGGCTCGCACTCGATGACCCAGGCCGGCCGCTCGCCGCCACGCGTGCCCAGCTTCCGCCTCTCCAGACGCACAGTCCCGAAGCACTTCACAGCAGACCTCCTCGCAGCACAGCGACACGGACGGGCTTGCCGCGCAGGTGCGCCGGCAGGCCGTCATGGTGAGAACGGGTGGTGACGAGCAGGAGGCCGTGGACTTCCTCTCGCTCCGCGTAGTCCAGGAGCTGCCGGGTGACGGCGGAGATGCTTCCCTCCACCTTCACCTCGAGCCCGAGGTGCCCCAGCAGGAAGTCGATGCGGCCCGCCTCACCCAGCGTCACCTCGCGGTGGAACGACACCCCAGCGCCGGCGAGGACCTGCTCCAGCGCGGACTGGAGCTGCGCCTCTCCGGTGCAGCGGTAGCGGTGGGCAAGGACGAGCGAGCGCAGTTGGCCCAACTCCTCGATGAGAGGCGTGCTCATGCCGCCCTCCTGCGCACAGCGGCGCCGCCGACGTTCGCCCGAACGACAGCCGCCGCCGCGTCCGGGCACACGCTGTTGCCGATGAGTCGGACCTTGTCTGCCTTCGACGTGGCCGCGCTCAAGTCGTAGCCCTCGGCGTGCTCCCCGAACTGGGCACGGAGGAGCTCGCTCGGCTCCAGCATCCGGAGGCCGATGTCGACGAGCTGGTAGTCGACGGAGGCGACCGTCACCAGGCCGAGGCGGGCCTTGGTGGTGATGGTCCGGAGGGGCTCCGTCAGGCGCTGCCCTTCGCTCCCCTCCCCGTAGTACGCGGACAGGAAAGCGCGGACCTCGTTCACGTGATTCGGGGCCGCGGACTCGGGGCGCTCGAACGCGACGGCCGCGAGGTGATGGTGGTCCTGGGTGGTGATGGTGTCCAAGGGCCCGTCGACGCGGATGCCCTGCGACGCGTGTCCTCCGTAGCCCTTCGCGACGAAGGAAGCCGCGAGACGGTGCTCACGAAGGAAGGCGCTCACCAGGGCGTGCTTGCGCCCCTGTGCCATGATTGTGCCGAGCGGAGCGTGCAGGTCCAGCGTCCGCGCGGCCTGCCCCTTCCGCTCCCCATAGCCAACCTGGATGAGCGTGGGCGCGACGAGCGCGTGGCGCGCCTTCGTCACGATGGTGGAGAGAGGCTCGTCCACAGGACGCGCGGTGTCCCGCGTGCTCTGTTGGTCGATGGTGAGGACGAACGGCGCGGGATTCTCGAACACGTACTTGCGGATGCCCTGCGCGACGCGCCGGAGCGTGTTCGGCACGAGCGGCTTTCGGCGTCCGAAGATGCTCTGGACGGGGAGGCTCCAGTCGATGCACTCCGCCGCAGTCCGCACTGGCAGGAGCCCAGGCCCGTGGGTCGGCGCAGGCCAGCAGATGGGCAGCCCGTCCCGGCGCGCCACGAGGAAGAGCCGCTTTCGCTTCGTCGGCGCCCCGTGCTCACTCGCCGTGATGAGTCGCCAGTCGACGCTGTACCCGAGCAGGCGCAACTCACCGACGAACCGATGGAAGTCCTCGCCCGCGCGCTCCGGGATGGGCATGTCGATGAGCCGGTCCCCTTCCTCGAGGACGCGCCCGTCGGGCATGACGTGGCCCACCGTGTACAACGGGCCCCAGTCGACGAACTCCTCGACGTTCTCCAGGAAGATGAACTGCGGCGCCACGTCGCGCGCGTAGTGCGTCACGACGAAGGCCAGCGAGCGGATGTCCTTGCGCCTGGGCTTGGCGCCCTTCGCCTTCGAGAAGTGGGTGCAGTCCGGGGAGGCCCACAGAATCCACACACGCTTCCCGCGGCGCAGCGCGAGCGCAACCACCTGCCGTGGCGGCGTCTTCCACACGTTCTCGGGCCTGCAGATGGTGGTGGTGTGGTTGGCCTTGTAGACGGCCATCGCCACCGGGTCGTGGTTGAGGGCGATGTCCGGCTCCCGTCCGACGGCAGCGGCGATGCCGGTGCCCGCGCCACCGCCACCGGCGAACAGGTCGATGATGAGCCCCTGGTCCATCATGGAGAGCTCCGGCGGAGCGCGGCGACCACTAGGTAGGCGCCGCCGAGAAAGAGGACGAGGGCCACCAGCCCCCACCCTCCAGCTCCGACGTACGCGCAGGCGCGCCACTCGGCGTGGGCATGCGCAGCAGCAACGCCACACAGGGCTGCGGCAAGAATGGCGAGGATGAGGCGGCGGCTCACCACCGGCCCTCCTTGAGGCGCGCGACCTTCCCGCGCTCTTCGCGGAGTCGCTCAGTCCATGCGGTGCGGACGGCGTCACCGTGGATGACGGAGTGCTCTACGTAGCGGGCGCCGCGCACCGTGGCCTTGACGCCGCAGTACGAGCACTCCATCGCGCACTCGGGGATTCCGGCCTGGCCCTGCTGGAGCGCCTCCTCGATCGCCCCCAAGGACACCGGCACCATGGCGGCGTTGCCGCACCCTCGGCACTGGGCGACGGGGCCCACGGGCGCGGCGGGGAAGCCATGGACAGAGGGCTTGCGCGCGCTCATGGCAGGACACCTCCGGGCTGGGCCTGCTGCTCGGCGGCCAGCTCGGCGCGGATGGCCAGCACCAGCGCCGGCCACACCTGCTCGGCGAACGGGAGACTCGTCTTCTCCGCGATGTAGTCGGGCGTGAGGCGCGACAGCCACGCGCGGAAGCACGCCGAGCCCGTCGCGTTCCACCGGTACACGTACCCGCCCCAGTCGGAGAGCGCGAAGAGGGTGCCGTCAGACCGGAGCACGATGTCAGCGAGCCAGGTGTCGTTGCCGTTGCGGAGGTGGTACTGCCACACGGTGGGGCCGCTCGCGGGAGCAGCCTGGGCCAGCTGCGCCTCGAGCTCGTCGACGCGCGCGAGGAGCGCCGCCACGTCCGCCCACGAGGCCGCGATGAACCGGGCGTCCGGGTGGTTGATGTCCGTGACGCGCCCGCGCCCCGGAGCCGTGTCGGGGACGACGACCTCCGGCAACTCCTGGAGGTAGCCGGCGGTGCAGAACAGGGGCTGCGCGCTTTGCGTCCCCCAGCGGCGGAACTCCATGACTGAGCGCATGCCGGGCGCGTGCAGCCCGACCTCGCGAGTACGGAGGTAGCCGAACCACCCCCATGGACCGCGAGTCGCGGCCGCGTGGCGCGCGCGGATGGCGACCAGCGTCTCCGCCCAGTCAGGCGGACTCCTGGGGCTGTCCTCACGGAGGGTCCGGGCCACAGCCTCGAGCTGCGCTACCTGCCCGGTGGAGAGCCCGTGGTTGCGGATGACACTGACGAGGCGGGCCAAGTCGGGGCTCAAGGGGAGCGTGCTCATCGCGCCCCCTGGGCCAGGAAGGCGGTGACGTAGCCGTCACAGGCGACGCGCGCGGCGTCGGCGGTGCTCGCCCAGGCGCTCACGGGGCACCGCCCGTCTTGCCGGACTGGCCCCGCGCTTCGTCCGAATCACGCGCCGGGAACAGCACCCTGGCCACGGACTCGAGCTGGCCCACCTGCGAGGCGGAGAGCCCACGGAACGCGATGAAGGAGCGCAGTCCGGCGCTCACGTCCCCCTCCTGCGGCGCGTCTTCTGGAGACAGCAGGGCAACCAGCGGCACGGCCAGTGCTTCGGACAGGGCCACCAGCGTCTGGAGGTGCGGCGCACGCTCGCCTCGCTCGAGCATGGACAGGTACGAGACGCTGATGTCAGCCCGCTCCGCGAGCTCCTCCTGCGTCAACTTGCGCTCGGTGCGCTGCTTCTGGAGGTACTTCCCCACCTGCTTGACCAACGACTTCATGTTCTCGTTCACGGAGACCTCTGGGTAGTGCTGGGGCGCGCGCGGCTGCTGGCGCGGCGCACCGGAGGGAGGGACAGTTCTTCGGAGGGGGCGGCGCTCAGCAGGGCAATGCCGGCAAGCGCCAGGAGGTCGACCGCAGCGAGGAGCCAGCAGGCGCCGGCCTCGCGCGGGTGGTACTGCTGGAGACTCACGCCCAGCCACACCAGGACACCGGCGGACACCGCGAGCGCAACACAGAGGGCGACGACGAAAGCGGGCTTCAA